CAAGTTTGGTTGACACGATTGACCAGTTGCGGCTACGCCACCAAAACGGCGCAAAAGTATGGGCGATGAACGGTTCTTACGATTACATGATTGGGCTAGGCATCGTACCTGATGTAATGGTGATGCTTGATGCTCGACCAGAGAACGTAAGATTTGTTCAAAATCCGCAGCAATCGACTACGTTTTACATTACTAGCCAATGCGACGATGCAGTATTTGATGCGTTGGAAGGTTATAAAGTGGTGCTAGTACACGCCAATACGCCTGGTGTTTATGAATTGCTTGAGCATGAAAAGGCTCGACCAGTTCATTTGATGGGAGGGTTTACAACGGTTGGTATTTTGTCGTTGATATTGGCTAAGTTGCAAGGCTTTAAACGTATCTTTATGTTTGGCATGGATTCAAGCTATCGAAATGGCGAACATCACGCTTATGAGCAGACAAGTAACAATGGCGAACGTATTATTGACGCTATGGTGAACGATGTAACGTACAAGTGTGCGCCGTGGATGGCACAGCAAGTAACGGATTTTCAAAATGTCGTGGCAGGCTTTGATGATGTTACGATTGAAGTATGTGGCGATGGGCTTTTGCACGAAATGGCAAAAGCAATGAGTAATTAAACTTAAAGGATTATCATGGCATTTCCATCAAGAATTATGGGCGCAGGCAATTCACCGTTAACTGCTCAAGTCATTTGTGGCGATGGCGCTGTTGGCCTAGTCGCTACTGGTACAACTGCGGCAGATGCTTTGCAATTGAGCCTGTCAAACAACACAATTACGACTTCAGCTGCCTCGACTGGCGTTAAATTGCCACCAACTGAAACCGGCGCTGAAATGATTATTTTTAACAATTCAGGTCAGACTATTACTGTCTATCCTTATAATACAAGCAGCACGATGAACAATGCTGCTGCAAGCGTAACTCTTGCAACTGGCAAAACAATGCTAGTAAAAGCGACTTCCGCAACCACATGGGTAACATTAACAGGGGCATAAATTGGCTTTAGACAGCGATATTCATAACGCAGATTCTCACCTACACGTCGAGTTTTACGTTTACGATAAAGAGCCGTACAAAGAAAAGCCGTTTGTTAGAATCATAGTACCAGGCGATAAAACAACGATTATTGACCAGCCCGTTCGGGACGATCATAAGCAACGTTTTCCCCGCCAATGGTTGCACTTTCAGATGCAAAACAATAATGCAGAAATTATTGGTGTGCCGCTGAAACAATGGGTACAAGACGATCCTGAAAATTTTAACGATATGCAGATGGCAGAATTGCAAATCTTTAAGTTTCAGACCGTTGAGCAAGTTGCTACCGCTACCGATAACCAATTGCAGCGAATTGGCATGGGTGCGGTGGGCTTGCGAGAGCAGGCTAGGCGTTATTTACAAGTTAAAAACCAATCTTCAAGTCAAACTGAAATTGAAAAAACAAAGCAAGAGCTTGCTGAAGTAAAAGAGCAAATGGCGGCTTTGATGGCTCAGTTATCAGAAAAGAAGGTTGGGAGGCCAAAAAAAGAGGACTAAATGTCATCAACGATGCTACAGCTAGTAACCCAAGTCACTAACGAGCTTGGGGTATCAACGCCAACTACTGTGGCATCAAATACCAACCAAGATGTAATTCAAATCTTGGCGTTAATGAACGCTGCCGGTTATGAGTTTTTGCGAAAGCATGACTGGCGGCAATTAACAAAACAATACACATTCACCACGGTCTATACCCAAACAACGGGGAACGTGACGCTAGACACTTACACCATCACCGGCATCCCATCGACTGCTGGGCTTGATTCAACGTATCAAGTGGTGGGTAACGGCATTTCAAACGCTTGTTATATCGAGTCGGTTGATTCAGCCACGCAAGTAACCGTGAATTTACCCTCTACAGGGACGTATACAGGGGCTACGATCACTTTTGAAAAAGTGAAGTACGCATTACCCTCAGATTACGAATCAACCGTTCCTAGAACCCATTGGGACAAATCAAAACATTGGGAAATGCTTGGCCCTGAAAGCGCACAACAATGGGAATGGTTGTTATCTGGATTTATCTCGACTGGCCCACGGATTCGCTATCGACTGCTTGGCAAATACTTTCAGATTTGGCCTGGCGTTTCGACTAACGAGTTGTTAGGTTACGAATATCGATCAAATGGTTGGGCATTATCTGATACAGGCGTTGTAAAAACATCGTTTACTGCCGATACCGATACTTGTATTTACCCAGATCGCCTGATGGTTTTGGCTACTAAGCTCAAATATTTTGAGGCTAAAGGCTTTGATACCACAGCAATGTACCGAAACTATATTGAGGAATTTGAGATTGTTCGGGCGCAAGATACGTCAGCGGCTAATTTGTCGTTTGCACCACGTCCAGGCACAGTCTTAATTGGTTACGACAATATTCCTGATACTGGCTACGGGACAAATTAATGGTTTCGCCTAATCGACTTGTACAAGGTACAGCGGCTAGGGTTCAGTCGTTGCCAGCGCCTATCGGAGGCTGGAACGTTCGGGATTCCATTGCAAACATGGATACGCTTGATGCCGTTCAATTAACGAATTTGTTTCCCACGGTTAACAACGTGGTGTTGCGTGGAGGATACACAAAGTATTCCACCGGCATCACAGGTCAAGTTCAGACTTTGATGGGTTATTCAAGTGGTGCAACAGATAAGTTATTTGCAATTGCAAACACGTCCATTTATGACTGCACAACTGGCGGTGCTGTTGGCGCAGCTGTAAAGACGGGTTTAAGCAACGCAAAATGGGAATATACCAACGTCACAACGCCTGCCGGTGGTTATTTGTATGCGGTCAATGGAATTGATGCACCGTTACTGTATAACGGTTCAACGTGGACAAATCCGACTATTACGGGCGTGACCGCATCAACTTTAAGCAATATTACCATTTTTAAAAACCAAGTTTGGTTTACGCAAGCATCAACATTAAAAGCGTGGTACTTGCCTACCTTATCCATTCAAGGTGCGGCAAACGCAATTGACATGAGTTCGGTTGCTCAATTAGGTGGATATTTAGTTGCAGCGGGAACTTGGACAATAGATGCTGGCTATGGAGTAGACGATAACCTAGTGTTCATAACTTCCAATGGCGAGGTTATTGTTTATTCTGGTACTGACCCATCAGATATTACAAAATTTGCTCTAGTGGGCGTTTGGCGCATTGGTAAGCCTGTTGGCAAACGATGCCTGATGAAGTATGGCGGGGATATGATTATCCTCACTTATAACGGTCTTTATCCACTTGCAGCTAGTTTGCAGTCATCTAGGCTTGACCCACGCATTGCTTTATCGGACAAAATTCAAGGTGCGTTCTCTGCTGCTACGCAACAATATGGCGAGAATTTTGGTTGGGACATTAGTTTTGATCCAAAACACAATGCTTTAACGGTCAACGTGCCAGTCCAAGAAGGCCAACAACAGCAATATGTGATGAATAACATCACTAAAGCCTGGTGCAACTTTACAGGCCAATACGCTAACTGTTGGACAATTTTTGACAATGAGCCATATTGGGGTGGAAATGGATTTGTTGCCCACGCTTGGGATGACAATTACGCCAATGACACAAGCGATATAAATGGCTATGCGTTGCAAGCATTTAACTACTTTGATGCCCGTGGGGTTAAAAAGTATTTCACTAGAGCAAGACCGTCAATCTTTACTAACGGCGTACCATCAATTTTCATTGGTTTAAACATGGATTTTGATTTAGCAGATACAACTGCGGCGCTAAGTTTTAGCCCTCAAGTTGCTGCTAAATGGGACGTTGCGTTGTGGGATGTTGGCTATTGGGCTACAGATACAGTCATCACAAACAATTGGCAAGGCGTTACTGGCATTGGCTATTGCGCTGCAACACAATTTAAAACCGCAAGTCAAGGAACGACAATTCTATGGGCATCGACGGACATTGTGTACCAACAAGGTTGGGCTGGCATATAGTCCAGGGCGATGCAATTGGTCATTGGGTTGCAGAACAAGTTGCGGGTAAGTATTTTGTAGAAGGGTCGCAGGCAATAGGGTTAGAGCGTGACGGGCAGATTATTGCAGGCGTGATTTACGAAAATTGGAATGGGGCTTCAATTGTGTGTCACATAGCAATTGAAGGACGTATGACAAAAGGGTATTTAAAAGCGATATTTAGCTACCCTTTTGAGGTTTGTAAGGTAAAAAAGATTATTGTGCCGGTGAGCAGTACCCATGTAAAAAGCCTAAAATTAGTTACCAAGATGGGCTTTATTGAAGAAGCAAGGGTTAAAAATGCAGCACCGGATGGCGATATTATATTTTTGACATTGGCACGAGAAAATTGCCGGTTTCTAGGGGTAAATAATGGGTAAGTCAGCATCAGCACCACCAACACCTGATTATGTCGGCGCAGCCAAGCAACAGGGTCAAGATAACCTTGCAGCGGCTAAACAGTCGAACATTATGTCAAACCCAAATATGTACACTCCATTTGGGAATCAAACTGTTTCTTACTCAAACCCAACATTTGACCAAAGTGGGTATGATGCGGCGTTGGCTAAATACAACGCTGGCAATGTAGACCGTAACCGATTTATGCGGCAAGGTAATCCAGAGGGCGATACAACAACAGGTGCAACATATTTTGACCAAGCGGGTTTTGATGCTGCTAATGCTGCAAGAGGAGCTGCGCCAACTCGTGAAGCATTTACAACTGGTGGGGGACAACCAACAGTTACGCAAACTTTAACTCCACAAGCGCAACAAACCCTTGACGCTCAAATGCGAGTGCAAACTGCTTTAGCTAATCTCGGTCAAACAGGCGCATACAATGCACAAAATGTTTTAAATACGCCATTTAATCCAACATTGCCTACTATTCAATCGACTGTTCCAGGCTACAACCCTGTTGGCGTTTCAGATGTACAGACAGGTTTAAAAGCCGATATTTATGGTTTGGCTCGTGCAAACACTAATGCAAACACTTACGGGTTAGCAACTGGTGACGTTGACGCAAATACTTACGGATTAGCTAGAGGCGAAGTGCCGTTGCAATACGGTTTAGACACTAGCAATTTGACTCAAATGCCTACAAACGCAGGCGTAAGCGCACAACAAGCTATTTTGTCTAGGCTTGATCCTACGATTCAAGCTGGCGATGTTTCATTTAAACAAGCATTGGCAAATCAAGGGTTAGCGCCAGGCACAGCTGCCTACGATGCTGCTTTTAGAAACCGTGAGATGAGCAAAAATGACTTGTATAACCAAGCTGCTTTGCAAGGCATTAACCTTGATATGTCGGCTCGTCAACAAGGGTTAAATGAGCTAAACACGCTTGGCACGTTTGGCAATCAAGCCCAATTAGCAGGCGCAGGATTGTATAACCAAGCGGTCAGTCAAAACTTTGGTCAAGGTGTCACGGCTAATCAACTTCAAAACCAAGCTATTGCACAAAACTTTGGACAAGGTGTTACTGCTGATCAGTTGTATAACTCGGCTGTTGGTCAAAACTTTAATCAAGCCTTGGCAGCGCAACAAGCTAATAATGCAGCGCAACAACAGCAATATGGTCAAAACTTAGGTGCAGCACAGTTTGGCAACCAAGCCGTACAACAATCGTTAGCGCAACAATCAGCATTGCGGGCGCAACCATTAAACGAGATTCTTGGATTGATGGGCGGCTCACAAATTCAATTGCCACAATTCCAAGGTTATCAAGGCGCACAAGTTGCACCAGCGCCAACCTTTGCGGGTACGCAAGCAGCAGGCCAAGCAGCATTGCAAAATTACGGTATCCAACAATCAGGCGCTAATGCGGGTATTCAAGGTATTGCGTCTTTGGGCGGCATGGCGGCAATGTATTTCTAATGCTTGGATTAGCGTTCTCAGGTGGGAAAGATTCTTTAGCGTGTTGGTACTTGTACCGTGAAAAGAATCCAGTTGTTTTTTGGGCTAATACTGGTAAGTCATACCCTGACACGATGGAGATCATCCAACAGGTCAAAGCAGAGGCGGTTGAGTTTATTGAAGTTAAATCAGATCAAGAACAGCAGATTAAGTTTTATGGCTATCCAAGTGATGTTGTTCCGATTGACCATAGCCTTGAAGGTATGCAGTTTGCAGGCGATAAGCCAGTACGAGTACAGAGTTATTTAAACTGTTGTTGGGCAAACGTAGGACAACCTCTGACAGAGGCAATTGCAAAACGTGGCATTACGCATTTGATTCGTGGGCAACGGCTTGATGAAAGTCACAAATCCACGGCTCGGCACGGGTCGGTAGTTAATGGTGTGACGTACATCCAACCGATAGAAACATGGACTAAAGAGCAAGTTTTGGCGTTTTTACGGACTCAATGCCAGTTACCAGAACATTATGCAATCGACCATTCAAGCCTTGATTGTTACGATTGCACGGCGTATTTGACACACTCAGCGGATCGAGTGGCATGGATGAAAGAAAAACACCCAAATTTGCATGAAAAATATAAAATAAACATGGCGGCACTAAAGTCTGCCTTGTTGCCTACTTTAGAGTTACTAAGGAATTG